CATCTATGCCAGCGGCCCTACCGTGCAAATAGGCAGCATTGGCGTGGTGGCCACGCACAATTACAACCCATCGGCCGAGCGCGGCGTGACCACCGAAATCACCGCCGGAAAATACAAACGCATCACCACTGGCGCCTTATCTGAAGAGGGCAAAGCCTATATGCAAGACCAGGTAGACCACCTCTACAGCGTGTTTGTTGACGCCGTGGCCACCCAGCGCGGCACCACCGCTAATGCCGTGCTAGAGCACATGGCTGACGGCAAAGTCTTCATTGGCCAGCAAGCCCTTGACCGCGGCCTGATTGACGGCTTTGCCACCGTAGACAGCATGGTCGAGCAGCTGGCCACCCACCCCGCCAAATTTTCCAAACGCCGCCAAGCGGTGTTTGCCCTTGGTTCCCTACCGCCTCAGTCTGCCGGTGCGCAGACAGTGGCAACTCTCGCCGGGCCGGTGCTGCCCAAAAACTCCAACCCTGAAACGAAAGGATCTGTCATGGATCGAGCCACCCTGGAGCAGCAGCACCCCGCGCTGTTTGCTCAATTACAAGCCGAGTTTTCGGCCCAAGCCAGCGCCGCCGGTGCTGCAGACGAGCGCCAACGCATCACCGATGTGCGCGCCCAAACGCTGCCCGGCCATGAAGCCTTGGTTGAGGCCTTGGCCTTTGATAGCAAAACCACCGGCCCCGAAGCCGCTATGGCCGTTATGGCCGCTGAGCGTGCCCGTATTGCGGGTGCTGCTGCTGCCCACGCGGCAGACGCACCCGCTGCTGTGCCGCATGCTGCGGCACCGTCTGATACCGCCAAAACCCCGGCCGCCCAAGCCGCGCAGGCGCAGGCACTGGCCAAAAACAAAGGCATCAGCGTAGTGGCCGCCCTCAAAGAGCTGGGCTACGCCTAAGCCGCGCCCTCAAACCCAAACTGTTCGGAGAACTTTATGTCCAATGCCAATATTTCTTTGTTGACGCTCAGCGTCGTCGCCGCCGCCGACCTGGTGACCAACCGCTTTGTCACCCAGCTCGGGGCTTACCCCACAGCTGGTGGCGTAGCGCTGGGCGTGACCCGCTCTGACGGTGCCACTGGCGACATGGTGCCCGTTGACGTGCTGGGCACTGCCACCGTGGAGGCTGGCGCCGCCATTGCCGCCAACGTGCCCTTGATGGTCACCGCCACTGGCAAGGTCATCACCCACGATGGCGACGGCGACAAACACGCCCTTGCCCGCAGCATAGACGCCGCCGCCGGTGACGGCAGCGTGATCGAGGTGCTGCTTGTGCCAACTGCTGGCCTGTTGGTCACTGCCGCTTAACCCCCCTTTTTTTTGGAGAAACCAAATGTCTCAAATGAACCCTTCACAGGCCCGGGCCATCGACCCCATCCTGAGCGCTGTTGCCCGTGGCTACGAAAGCCAGTTCCCGCTGGTGGCTGACGTGCTGTTCCCGGTTGTTACGGTCAACTCCCGTGGCGGCACCATCATCACCTTTGGGCGTGAGCAGTTCCAGGTGATCGACACCCGCCGCGCCCCTGGCGCTGACACCAAATCCATCGACGTGGGCTACGGCACCGAAAAATACAGCCTGGTCGACAACCGCCTGATGGGCAAAGTGCCGGTCGAGCTGATGGAAGAAGCGCAAGCCGTGCCGGGCATTGACCTGGCCAGCAACGCCATCACCGTGGTGCAAAACAAAATGAGCCTGGAGCGCGAGACCCGCGCCGCCGCGTTGGCCCGTGCTATCGGTGCTTACGCTGTTAGCAACAAAACCACCCTCTCAGGCGCTAACCTGTGGACTGACGCCACCAGCAACCCGTTTGCCGTGATCGAAGTCGGCAAAGAAGCGGTGCGCAAGAAAATTGGCCGCCGCCCCAACGCCATGGTGCTTGGCCCATCTGTGCTCAGTGCGCTGCGCACCCACAAGCTGGTGCTCGACAAGCTCTCTACCGCCACCGACCGCACCCCGGCCACCCTGGCACAACTGCAAGCGCTGTTTGAGATCGACCAGATTGTGGAAGGCAGCGCCATCAGCGACCAGGCTGGCATCTTCACAGACGTGTGGGGCAACGATGCCATCCTGGCCTACGTCACGCCCAAGAGCCTGCAAGAAATGGGCAGCCAGAACTACGGCTACACCTACCAGCTGGCCGGGCGCCCCATGGTGGAGCAAGCCCATTTCAACAACAGCAAAAACAGCTTCATGTATCCGGTAAGCGACGCCTCTCAGGCGGTGCTGACCAGTGCAGACAGCGCCTACCTGATCAAAAACGCGGTGCCGGCGTAAACCATGCTGGGTGACGACGACTTGCACACGGTGTTTTTCAGCCCTGACTTTGCTCGCACCTGGGTGCGCCTGGCAGACGCTGAAAACGCGCAAGTGCAGTTCCCCGCCGTGCATGGTGTGGAAGACGTGGAAGGCTTGCAGGGCTACGCCCTGAGCGCTGACTACGAGCTCAACTACATCACGTCTGACGTGGATCTGCATGAGGGCCAAACCCTGCAGCAGCTGGGCAGCGGCGCCCTGTGGCGCGTGCGGCGCGAGCCGCAACGCAGCGCAGACGGCGCCTGCAGCACCGTGCTCATTGGCGCGTCACCCACTTAAAGCCAGGACTACCCCATGCCCACCATTAACAACTTGCCCAACAGCCTGCGCTGGGGTGCCATGCAAACGCTGCTGACAGCGCTGCAAACCGACCCGGCGCTGGCGGGCGTGCGTGTGGTGCACAACCCCCGCACCCCTGCCAGTCTCAATCAAGGTAGCCATACGGTCGTCCTTAAAGACCAGACCGACACCCTGACTGACAAAGCCGGGCAGGTTGAAAAGCGCACCCACCAGTTTTTGCTGGCAGTAGTAGCCCGCACTGATGCTGCCGACTGTGAGGCCGATGCCTTGCACGAGGCCGCGGCAGACGTGCTGCGTGCCGCCCTTAAAACGGTGCTGCAGGGACGGGCAGAAAACCTGAGCGAAGCCCACACCCAGTTTGAGGCCAAAGACCTTGAAATAGACGGAGCCCTGTGCCTGAGCACCTGGGAGCTGAAGTACCGCAAACCCGGCCCGCACTAGCGCGGCCAATTTTTTAGGAAATCATCATGTCTTTAACCGCACGTGGTTTTATGGGCGCTGGAAATCTCCAGTTTTCGCTCATCGTCGCTGGTGTTGCCACGGGCTACGGCTCGATCCGCGAAACCAGTAAATTTGAAATCAAGCCCAACTCTGACTTAAAAGAGCTTGAAAGCAAGGGCCGTGAAACCTATGGCCAGGTCATCGAGACCGTGGCCATTGCCAAACCGTCCGAAGTCTCGATCAACCTGCGTGAAGCTGATTACGAAAATCTGTTGCTGTCCTTCATGGGCAGCGACGGCGTGGGCGCAAACCAAGCCAGCGCCACAGTGGTGGACGAGGCCGTGGTGCTCAAAATTGGCAAATACACCGAGCTTGCTAACCGCAACGTGGCCAGTGTGGGCCTGGTCGTGACCAACACCGCCGCCACCGTGACCTATGTTCAGGGCACGGACTATGAAGTGATCTACCTCACCGGCCAAATCCGCGCGCTCCAAGGCGGCGCTATTACGGAGGGGCAAGCCTGTAAGGTGGACTACACCGCCGGCGCCATGACCAGCAAGAAGATCATGGGTGCCACGCAAACCAGCATTCGCGCCAAGATTTTGTTCACCGGCAAAAACATTGCCGACGACACTCCCGTGCTGCTGACTTGCTGGGAAGGCGTGTTTACCCCTGACAGCGCGTTTGACCTGCTGGCCGATGACTTTGGTGAGGTCACCCTTAAAGGCAAGCTCAAAACCCCGGCGGGCAAAACCAGCCCGTTCGAGGTGGAGTTTCTCGATCTGGCTTAAACCCGCTCAAGCCAGCCCCAAAAGCTGGCCCCAAAAAACCCGCCCAGCACGGGTTTTTTTGGGTGTGCACACACCTGCACACCCAAAAAAGCCTGACCCCAAACCAACCCCGCACGCACCACCCCTATGGCCGACCCAAAAATCAGATACGACATTGAGGCCAATGTCTCTGGCGACGCCGATGTAACCCAACTGGCCTCCCGCATTGACCAGCTGGCCGCCACGCTAGACGGCGACCTTAAAACCAGCGCCCTGGCCAGCGCTGCGGCCCTGCGCGCGCTCGCACAAAAAGACGGCGCAGTACAAAACTTTGTCGACCTCAAGCGCGAGGCCAGTGCCGCCGCGCAAGGCCTGCAAAGCGCGCAGGCCGCCGCGCAAAAACTCGGCGCTGAG